CGGAAGTACCGCGAGATGACCTGGGACGACGCTCTCATGCGCCACGGCCGTCATGCCTAGGAGCAAGTCCAGGACGTTCTGCCCGCACTGCGGGAGCGTCGTCCCCGCAGGCAGGACGTGTCCGTGCCGCAACCGCGACGCGCAGCGAAAGGCCCGCGAGCCCTGGCGCTCGAGCTACCGCGACCGCGAGTACATCGCCAACAGGCAGGTCGTCATCGAGCGCCAGCGCGGCCGCTGCAAGGACTGCGGCAGGGCGGCGGCCAGGTGGGACGGCTCGAAGTGGGTCACCAAGGGCATGGGCGAGGTCGACCACGAGATCCCGCTCGCGCAGGGCGGCACGAACGAGGCGTGGAACCTCGCCCTGAGATGCCTCCACTGCCACCGCCGCGCCGACGCCGACCGGCGGGGTCGGAGGGGGTAACCCCTCGCGAAACGGAAAACGGGCCCGACGAAGACCCCGCCGCCGAAGCTTGCGCGCCCCGACGAAATTGGAGTTTCCCGCGTCCCCGCTACGTCCCCGCTACGTCCCCCGTAGTCCCCTTTAATCTCACGCGGCCGCTATGCTTTCCCGGCACATGGGATTTCGGAAGGGGGCCACGTGGCGGTCAAGATATGCCGCGAGTGCGGCAGGGCGTTCGAGTCGAGGCGGTCGGACGCCGTGTTCTGCTCGGAGAAGTGCAAGAAACGCGCCAAGCGAAGGCGGGACGCGGCGCAGAGGCGGACGGCGCTCGTCCCAGGAGAGCCGCTCCCGCCGATGCCGTCGGATTCCTACGACGACGTGGCAGAAGCCATCGACGACGCGCGACGGGTATCGAACCGCTTCGGCCAGCTCGCCTACAGCGCACCCGAGCCGTGCAGGCCCGGGTGCGCGCGCATAAGCGACGCCATCACCGGCTCGATCGAGCGGGAGGGGTGGTAGCCGTGGTCAAGGGACGCAAGCCGAAGCCGAACGCGCAGCGCCGTGGCGGCGCGCAGCCCGCGCCGATCGTGCCGGCGTCTGTCGTCGAGGCCGAGGTCGTTCAGGTCGCCCACCTCGAGAAGCCGCAGCGCGTGGCGGAGAACCCCCTCCAGTCGGAATGCTGGGACAACATGGTCGGCCTGGGCGCGGGCTTCGAGCCCTGCGACGTGCCGCTCCTCGAGTCGTACTGCTTCTGGTACTCGGTGCTCAGGCAGGCAGAGCGCGGCGTGATAGACGACCTCGGGAGGGTGTCGACCCTCGTCTACAACGTCGACGAGGAGGGCAACCCCATCAGCGTCTCCGGGCCGAACCCCGACATCCGCACGGCGGAGAAGGCCACGAACATGCTGCGCCAGATCGGCGACGCGCTGCGCATCAACCCGGCGGCGCGCGACCGCGCCCGCCTCATGGAAGCGGTGACGAAGTCGACCCAGGCCGACGTGGTGAAGAAGACCATCGAGGGCTACGAGCAGTTCAAGGCCGCGCAGAAGGCTCTCAATGCGGCGAAGTAAGCGCATACGGGTCTCGAAGTCGGGGGCCGAGGAGGCGTCGCGCCTCGAGTTCTTCGCGGCCACGCACCTGCACCACGTCGGCAACGACGAGTGGTACGGCAGGCCGTTCTTCCTCGAGGGCTTCCAGCGCGACAACATCTGGCGGCCGATTTTCGGCACGGGGCGCATCGTCGGCGGGACGTTCCGCAGGCGCTACCGCCTGGCGCTGATCGGCCTGCCCCGCGACTACGGCAAGACCGAGCTCGCCTGCGCCATCCTGCTGTCCGAGGCGAACATGCACCCCGTGCACAACGGCCAGTACGGCATCGTGGCCTACTCGAAGGAGCAGGCCGCCAAGATCCTGCGCACGCTCAAGGCCATGATCTCGCTCGACCCCGACCTCGCCGGCATCTGGGAGCTCAACAAGATGGAGGTCGTAAACTCCGAGACGGGCGCCGTCATCAAGGTGTTCCCGTACTCGGAGGGCGCGCTCCAGTCGTGGCATTTCAACTTGCTTGTGGCCGACGAGCTGCACGTGTGGCGCGACGACGCGGTCTGGAACGCCATCGTGTCGGGCATGGGCTCCATCCCGAACTCGCTCGTGGTGGCCATAACCACGGCGAGCGCCGACCGCAGCGGGTTCCTCTGGGACTGGCTCAACGGCACCGACGAGCTCGTCTCGGTCTTCGACGACGACGAGGCCTACTGCTGGTGGGTCGGCGCCGACGACGGCGACGACCCGGAGGACGAGCGCACGCTCGCCAAGATCGCGCTCCCGTCGTGGATCACCGTCGAGGACCTGAAGTCGCAGCGCAAGCGCCTGTCGCGCAAGAACTACGAGCGATACATCCTGAACAGGTTCCCGTCGACGAAGTCGGCGTTCAGCTGCTTCACGAGCCTGCAGCTCGCCGCGTGCTGCCAGGGCGACAACGACTTCGACTACGACGAGCCGTTCACGCTCGGCATAGACGGCGCGACCTCCGGCGACAGCTTCGCGGTCGTCGCGTACCAGCGCCACGTCGGCGACGACGGCAAGGCCCGCGGCAGGACCCGCGAGTGGGTGTTCGACGAGCCCGACCCCGAGACCGGCCACTACCCCGTGAACCAGATCGGCGAGCTCGTCGCCGACATCTACGCGCAGCACTACCCCGAGGTGGTCGGCATCGACCCGAACCGCATGATCGTGCTCGCGAACCACCTCTCGGACGTCTTCGGCGTCGACACGGTGAGCTTCGCGCAGAACAACGCGACCATGTGCCAGGCGACCTCGCTCGTAATGAACCTGGTGAAGAGCCGCGCCCTCCAGCTGAGGGGATGCCCGAAGCTGCGCGAGCACCTGGCGAACACCGTCGAGGACGACAAGGGCAGCTACGGCATCCGCTTCGGGAAGAACGAGCGCAAGGACAAGATCGACGCGGCGATAGCGCTCGCCATCGCGGTGCTCGGCTACGACAAGCTCGTCGACGGTCAGATGGAGTGGACCGCGTTCAACCCCTAATCTCACTCGGCATCTAGACTGTCCCGCAACCGATCGAAAGGAGATGGAGCGTGGGAAAGTTCCGCGACTGGCTCTTCGAGGAGGGCGAGTTCGCCCCCAGGGACGAGGCGGAGTCGGCGCCGGCGCCAGACGCCGACGAGCCGACCGTCGTCAAGGTGGGCGTGCCGTTCTACTCCCTGCAGGCGACCGCCACGGGCTACGGCGCGCTCATGTCGGTGGACTACGCTGCGTGCGAGCAGACGAAGGCGCGCTCGCTCGCGTCGCTGCCCGTCTCGGTCATCCGGGCGGGCCGAAACCGCGAGAAGGTCGACCACCCCGTCGCGCGCCTGCTGAACGGGATGGCCAACGAGGAGATGACGGGCTCGGACCTCCTTGCCTGGCACCGGCTGCGCTGCGACACGTTCGGCAACGCCTACTGGCGCGTCGAGTGGTGGAGGGGCGAAATCGTGGCCATATGGCCGATGACGGGCAGCGTGATGCACCGGTTCGAGCCGAAGAACCCGCCCGGGAGGCGCACGATCTACGACTACGGGGGTGACAGGTACACCAAGCCGGGGAGGTATTTCTCCGACGAGGTGGTGAACGTCAAGACCCATATCACCAAGGACGGCATGGAGGGCGTGTCGCTCGCGAAGCTCGCAGCCGAGCAGATCGGCCTGTCGGTCGACCTGGAGCGGTTCTACCAGTCCATGCTCAAGAACGGCAACCACCATTTCGGGCACGTGGAGATCGACAAGCCGAAGATCCCGCCCGAGGCGCTCGACGACCTGCGCCGCGCCATCGATGCCAAGGCGGGGCTCGAGGCGGCGGGCCAGGCCCCGATATTCGCCGGCGGCGCGAAATGGGTCAACGACGGCCAGAACATGAAGGACGCGTCGCTCATCGAGCAGCAGCAGTGGATCCTGCACCAGGTGTGCCGGGCCACGAACGTCCCGCCCTGGAAGGTGTACAGCCAGGAGTCGACCACCTACAGCGGGAGCCAGCAGGCCAACATCGACTACGTGACCGAGACCGTCGTGCCGGACGTGAGGGCAATCGAGAAGGCGTTCACGCCCGTCTTCTGGGCGCGGAACGAGCGCGACCTGCAGCTCAAGCTAGACGTGCGCGGCCTCATGCGCGGCGACGACGCGGCGCGCTCCCAGTACTACCGCGAGATGACCTACGCGGGCAACTACACGCGCGCCGACGTGCGCGAGCTGGAGGACATGCCGCCCATCGACGGGCTCGAGAAGCCGCTGTTCCCGCTCAACTACGGCACCGTCGAGGA